GCTGGTTTGAATAAAGATTCGAGTAATGGTTATGGACAACTTAAAGATAAGGTTAAGTATGTGGATTTTGAAAATAAGTGTTACACACAATTGCTCAAAGATGAGTTAAGTAGTATACGTCACAAAGTATCTGAATATACTTATCCTATAGATAAATTTGTTTGGGCAGAAACTTTGAAAGATGAGTTAAGAGGTGTGGAAAAGCAGGGAGAACCGAGATCATTTCGTGTTGCAACAATTCAAAATCAAGTTCTTTGTAAAGAAAAGTTTGGTAATATGGTAAAAAATATCTTACGAAATCGCGATTATAATAGAATTATGGTAGGAGTTAATCCTTTTAAAGATTGGGATAAGATCTATAACGAGTTAAGTAAGTGTGAGCTAGTTATGGCTGCTGATATCAAAAAATATGATGGCAAAATGTTGCCACAAGTTCAACGTATGGTTTATGAGATTTTGTTAGAAAAATACGTGGGCAGTGAGAAAAAATTATGTTCATTTTTATTGGAGAATTTGGTACATACTTTTTTATATGTTATGGATGACACGTATTTAACTACACACTCTTTTCCTTCGGGGCATTTCTTAACTGCGATAGTAAATTCTCTGGTTAATAGAGTTTATACGGCTATCTGGTATAAAAGGATGATGGAAAAGAAGGGTGTTCCTTATTCCGTTTCGTCTTTTAATGAGGATGTTTTGGATTATGTGTATGGGGATGATAAGTTGAACGGTTTTAAGAGGCATTGTGATGTGTTAAATGCCATTTCTTTGAGGGATTTTTTTCAGGATATAGGTTTAGACTTAACAACTTCACAGAAAAAGGAAATTGTTGAGCCTGGAGAGCGATTAGAGGACTTAGAGTTTCTCAAAAGAAAGTTTGTTTTCCATCCTAAGATTGGGAGAGTCATGTGCCCCTTGGATATGCGAACGTTAAATTCTGGATTACGGTTTTGTGACATTACTAAGAATGTAGAACAAGTTATGCAAGATAAGATCCATAATTACCAGAGAGAGATTTATTTGCATTCTAATTATGCGAGTTTGTTGAAAGATTTTTGCCAAAGAATGTCGCTCTCTGGGGTCAATTATACTCTTTTACCCGAATGTTATTTGCTTTTATTATATACTGATAAAAGTGAATTAAGCACCCTAGATGGTGTTTATAAGTGAAAGTATTTAAACCTTTATAAAACTCTCTTATTTTAACGCTTTTTAAAAGAGAGGGGTATTATTTTCACTGTAATATTAAAAAGCAACGACAAGAATAGGTGATCTGCTTTCTTGTTTTAATAAAAGATCACGCAACAAAATGTAAATATTAATAAAGAGCAGTCATCTCTAGAAACTGACAATTTTAATTCTGAAAATGTGGGAAATGCGGTTATGGAAAATAATACAATATTGGGAGATAGTGTTTCTGGAGTTAAAGATATATCTAGGAATTATTTTTCTGCAGTTCGAACAAGAACGGCTATAGAACCTACCCTGAGATATGATAAATTTCCAAATTTTAAAACTTTACCTAAGTTACTTGAAATGGACTATTCGAGAATTTTAAATAAACCATATTTTATTAAAAACTTTACTTGGTCCACGACGAATAATTTAGGTTTTCTAAATTATTTAAGTATTCCTACAGCATTGTGGGTTAATCCTTTAGCTAAATTACCATTTGAAGCGTCCACTTATTATCGCGCTAAAATTAGCGTGATTTTGCAAGTTTCAGGAACTCCTATGCACTCTGGCATGTTATTGGCTAGCGCTGTTCCTTATGAGAGTGGTTCTACGACTGGTGAAGTGGGAGCTAGGATTAACACCTATTTAGCAGCTCCGCATGTTTTCTTATCCGCGAATGAAAGTACTCCAGTTATTTTGGAGGTGCCTTTTTATGTTAACACTAAATTGGCTCCAATTGATACTGATAATAAAACTGTGCATTTGGGACAGCTAGGTGCAAATTATGCTGATGTGATAATGTATGTTTTGAACCCTCTTTTAGCGCCGACTTCTGGAAGTACATCACTTACTATTTCGGTGCATGTTGTTTTCCGAGAGTTGGAGTTTTATAATCCTCATATTACTCCATCTTGGACACCTCTTGTCCCTCCGGCTGAATTCAAAGCTGAGGGCTTTGTTTCTTCTTTAAAAGAGTTTGGCTCGCGTTCTATAGATAATGTTTTTGATGGAGTTAAGGTATTTGCGGGTGACTTTTTGGATAGGTCCAAACAATTGGCTAATACTGGATTGTCGTCCGTGAGAGAGTTTATTAGACTTAAAACTGGTCTTCATGCACCCGAGCTTCCTTTTATAGAAAATAAAGTCGCTGTAACTGAGAAGCAAAATCTGAATTTGGTTGATTCTCCCTCTTTTCTCGAGAAATTAGATCCATATTCACAATTCACTAGAGTTTGCAATGATTCAGTTTTTGACACTGACATTGATGAGATGTCAGTGAAAGAGATTGTATCTAAACCACAATATCTTGGATACTTTCAAGTTGATACTACTGACGAAGCGGGTACTCTTTTATGGTCACGTCCTATAACACCATTACAAGATTTTCGTACTTTTACTAAATTTTTTAATTTGTCTCCAGCTGGAGCACCAACATCAACTTACGGAACTCCCTTGATTCAAACTATGGCGTTATTGTCTAAATATTGGAAAGGATCGATGAAGTTGCACATACAAGCCGTGATGTCCAACTTCCATTTTTGTAAAATTTTAGTTGCGCGCAATTATTCTCCCGACGCGCGCATGGATGATAGTTATCCTACCTATAGTGAAGTTACTAACTTGCAGACTGAAACTTTAGAGTTTTCAGCTGGTGGTCAAGTACAAACTATTGATTTGCCCTTTGTTTCCAATATGGAGCAATTACCTGTTGTTTCTGATTTTGCAATGAATGCCTTAGAGCATGGAGTTTATTATATTTATTTGTATCAACCATTAGTGACGAATGGAACAGTACCTTTGTCGGTGAAATTTAATGTGTACTTATCCGCTGGTGATGATTTTGAGCTAAGTGGTTATTCTACTCTTCCTGTGGTGTCTTATTCTCATTATTTGGCTAATAATGCTAAGAACAGCAGCGGTTTTGTTGCTGAAGCTACTACTGCTACACCAGTTAATAGCCAGAGTGAGTTAATGTTGCAAGAGAATAGTATTGAGGAATTGTCTAATATGGATTTTACGCCTATCTTGAATGTTAGGGATTATATTAGGCGTTTTAATAAAGTTTATGCTAAACGATTACTCAACACAGAATTAACTGCGAATGAAGGAACTTTGTCCATTCCTTTAAGTGATTTTTGTAAAACTCGTCTTCGTTTTGGACCATTATCATCTGGTTCTTCTTACGGAGACTATTCTAATCCTTTTGAGATCATTTCTTCCATGTTTTTAGGACAAGTAGGAGGTTTAAAATTTAAAATACTATTTAATGGAACTGTTATATCTGAGGCTTGGTATGTGCCTCCTGGAGTGTGTTTGTCACATAATAAATGGATTAGTACAATACCCACGACTAGCACAAATACTCCTTTGGGTGAAATCATTAGAGAACAATATAAATTTCCAGACGTTTCTATTGATCCGTCTTATGTTGTTAATCCCAAGTATAGTTCTCCCACTGTTGCTCTGGATAGACCTACTTTTATTAAAGTGCAACCAAATTACGTTATGTCCTGGGGAGGCTTAGGAACTGATACGGAGACTACAGCAATGTCAACTAGTATGTTGGAGTTTGAAATACCTTATATGTCTCCTCTGCGCTTTGTGGGTAATGGTTTAAAGAATACTAGGACTTCTGTAGCAACTAATGATAAACTTTATGATTTCACAGGTGATTTGGGTACACTTGTGGTTAAATTGGCGACACCATTTGCCACCAATTATACACAAACTCTTGCGCATGGCGCCACAATTGAAGTATTTGTCGCAGCTAGTGATGAGTTTAGATTTGGTTATCAGGTTTATGCTCCTATGGTCGGTCTTGGATCAGTTGTTGTAGGTACTGATTCTAGACAAATTACTCCTTATGTCAATCCCACAAATAATTTAACTGCTAATGCAGTGGTTGCTACAGGTGCCAATGCTATGCCTGCAGCATATTATACTAAAAATACTTAGAACTGAGCTATCAGTTTATTAATAGCATCAATAAAAACTTTTGTAGTGGTTTAAGTTCCACCCAATCATATATATATAAAATTTCC